CGCATTGCAGTTGCCGACATCGGCATTACACATGTAACTGGCGCAGCTTTGAACGTGAGCGATATCGGCACCACTGATGACACCGACACCGACGACGATATATTCGCGGCTGCGCCGCGCCCTGTTATGCAGCACCCGGCAGCGGATGATACAGCCCAGCAATCAACGCCTGCTGTGCACCATATACAGCAGGCGAGCGACAACTCTCACATACGTAATTCTCTGCATCTGGCTCGACGCCATCTGCATCTGCACCGCACGCCATGCATACGCCTGGATTGTCTAGGCTATGCAATTCACGCATGCACATCGCATGTATGCGATCCTCAGTTACGGATGGATGTATCCGCATTGGGCAGTCCTTTCATGTATCAGGATTGAGATTACACATGTCGTCTCACGTATGAGACAATTCCTAGCGGACAGACCGCCCGCTAGGAGTATATGATAGCACATTTAACGGCTTATGTCAAATCCTCGAACAGCTATTCGCTGTCTGCTTTGTCCTGCCGTCGCATCATACGTTCTTCTAAAGCACGCCGCACTTTGTCTAATGAATACCGCTCACGATCCAGTATTTTGATTGCTTCATCTACAGCATCGAGCAGCTTAATGTCATCTGGCACCATTTTAGTATGCTGTGTGCCCATGACCCATGCTCCATTCCATTTGTCTATGTTTTGGGTCGCCAACCATTGTGGAACGTAGAGCTTGCTATCCACGATTTTAACGTATTGTTTCGGTGCCCAGTATTCATTGTCACCGAATGCAAATTGCGTTCCGCCTTTTGCTGAATCTAATATCTTCTCAGCACCGACGATCTCTACATACACAACTGGCTTTGTAAGTACTGTTGCCATCGACTGTTTTCCTTTTGTGTTGTGTTTGGTATTTTAGCATAACCTGCTGCCTGCGTGCCCGAGCACCGGCAAGTCCCTTGCCTAAGGACATGCTTAAGGTATCACATTTTTCTGCCTATGTCAAGTCCTAAAATCACTGCCGGAACGTATTTGTATGCACGTAATTGGCGGATCGCTTCTCTAATGAGATCAGTCACTTAGCCTATTCCATACCTCTCCGCTAGGCAAAGATGACAATGCCTGGACGTTTCGGGCCAGATACGACATGCTGCTTGACCGCCTGATGAGACGGGCGCATACTGCCACGGTCGTCGTGCCTAACGCCGTTGTCAGCCACACTCACTAAATAGGGAAACGAACCATGCCGCAAACGTATTTGGTTGTAGTTGAGCCTATCAGCATGGGTCCACCGCCGCCTGCTGTAATGCCACCGATATACTATCCGCCGTATCTGCCAACGTTGCCTAATCCTGCACCGCCTGTGTGGGGCGGAGGTGGTGGAGGTTATCAGCCACCGTATCCAAGTCAGGGTCCTGGTTTCCCGACGCATCCAATTGCACCGGGTGGTCCACCGCCGTATCCATCACATCCGATACCGCCTGGTGTATGGCCTCAGCCGCCGACTGGTGGCGGTTCGCCTCCTGGTTATTGGGGTGGTGCACCATTGCCGACGCCGACGCCACCTATTTACATTCCGCCTGGATATGTAATGCCGCCGATCATGATTGATGGCAAGCCTACACCGCCGATTGTTATTCCACCGGATGGTGCATGGGTAATGCCACCGATGATGGGTGGTGATAAGCCCGCGAACCCGATTGATCCAGGTGGTCAGCCGACGCCTGTTTAATTTCGCTATGCGTATGTACAATGCGATGGCGCCATTTGAACGCGCGTTGTGGAATTGCCTTGGCTGACTGATCGCAAGCGTCGTTAGCGGTTCGGTCTGGTGCTAGGATATCGCTAGCGGATCTGGTGCTAGGATACATTCGCGGCCTGCGGCCGCGCCAGAATGTAGGCAAAGAAAAACCCCAGTGCATTGCTGCACTGGGGTTGATTGTGTGAGGCTAGGCTAGTCTAGCTTTTCTTGTAGGATGCCGATAACGAAGCATGTGATAAGCGATGCGAAACCCATCATGGCTTGACGGTCAGATAGGATCTCCCATTTGCCCAAGAAACATAGCGGGATGATACCCCACAACCCGACCCATGCCAGACTGCTATCTGTTACGAATTGACGAATGCGATTACGCATGTGAACCTCATGACAAAAGAAAAGCCCGCACCGTTTCCGATGCGGGCTTGCATTGATTGAACGATCAGGACTTCGCAGGATCGGACTTGTGCGCCAGCGTGTCAATGTGACGCTTCAGTTCTGCGATGACGTTGATAACCTTCGCAGGGATATCATTCAACGTAGCATCGGCACCACCGTCACCCATGACAAGCTGGTGGAGCGTCTCGGCAAGGAACACCATGCCCGAACCTTCCGTGTCGGCAAACGCATTTGCCGCTTTCTCGGCACTCATCTTCTTGACCGCATCAATGGCAGTCGTGGTCGCTTCGTCAGTGCTGCCTGTGCCTGCCTTCGTGCGACCACCAGTCTGCACTGGCGCGGGCTTGGCAGCCTTAACCATTGCGACGACCGACGCGCGCACCGTGACAAACTTTGGCGAACCCTTGTCGTTCGGTGCGGTTGCGCCATAGCCACGGTTGTCAAGCGCAACCATCCGTGTCGGGTCGCCACCGATCGGTGTATGAACCGGCTTTGACGGAAACAACCTGATAACTGGCACGGACCAATTGCCTGTCTTATCGTTGAATTGTGTCATTTGCGCGTGGCACTTAGCCAACACGCCAGCAAATTCAACGGAGCGATCAAGCAATGTGGAGTGCCGCAGATACGTTGCCATCGCGGCCGCAGTATCATCATCGACCGGCTTGATTGGCCGTGCACCAATGAAGTCTTCACGAATGTGCAAGAGCAATTCGCCTGCCTTCTTGCGGTCACCCACGACAAGCGACAACGGTCCAACGGATGCACCATCGCGAACAAGATGGGCATGCTTAGCCATGATTGCATACGCAAAACGTTGTGTCGCTGAACCTTCAAGCTTGTTTGAACGGTCATAGTCAGCAATCGCGGTGTGGACGGCTGCCATGATTAGCGCATCGGCAACCAGGTCCGGCTCATTCTTGCCGCGAGTAGGCAGCGCAACAATCTCACCCGTCGGCTTGGCACGCAATTCTTTGACCGGCTTGCGAGCGATCACGGTAGCAGTAGATGACTTTGCCATAGTGGCAATCTCCAAAGACATGTAATGGTGCAATCGGTCACTGCCGTTGCATCCATCTGATGACTTATGCCTATCACTCATCATGCACATAGAATAGCAGACTGTAAGGCTAATGTCAAATGCTCAAATGCGTGCCGTCTCATTCCTGCGATTACATATGTAATCTCAATTCCGATACACTGCACTGCACATGCAAACACATGTGTCAGCAATCGTATACTGCACAATTGTCATAACGGTATATGCAGCTTGCCAGCCGTATCGTGAGGCTATGCAAGCCGTGTTAGAGTAGGCATGCACCCTACCTAGAATGACATGCCATGCTCTAGCCTGCTCAGGCATGTTCTACGGCAAGATACTTGTTAGCCGCATTGCATAGCAGTGATAACGGCAGGCATGGCGTAATGGAGATGGGCTTGCGTAAAACTGTGCATACTGTCTTGCGCTCACGCATCGTGCATGCACTCACATGCATCATTGCATCTTGCAGTACACGCACAAATGCACCCTCCTGCACATGCATCTGCACGCGCATGCATAGTGCTGTACTACGCGACGCCCCGGCAATCCCCGGCTATTTCCCAAAATGGGTTATATAAGCGCCACGTGCGTTGGGCCACATTAGCCGATACACGAACGCTACGCTAGCCGTTTGCGTTCACTGCCTCTGTGCTCGCAGTTGTATAGTATATAGTAGGGGCGCGATAGGATCTTGTGGTAGAAGTGGCAGATAGATGAAGTATTTGATTGTAAAGGGTGGTCAGGTGTGTAATGCTTGAAGGCGCAGCTTAGATGGAGGATGAAAATGGCCACCTATGGCATTGAAACTGTTCCTGGTCAGGTGCCGTTCACAGGATATACGAATACTCTCGGCTCGGGTGCTGCCAATCAGAGCGGCACCAGTGGCTTCGTGATGTTCAATGGCACGCAGCAAGGTGATGATCGCATTGCGAAGATGTTCCGCAATGGAGAGATGACTGCTGGTGTTACGCAATTGTTGTATACACTGCTGGGTGTAGCGCCGGGTGCAGTTGCGACCAAGACGTATCCACGTGTGCAGGGACAGACGGGTGCGCCGGGTGGATTGCAGACTATCGAGACGGTAACTGTCGTTAATCGCGCTACGACTGCGAATGATCTCGCTGCATTCCAAGCGTTGCTGCGCCGTGTTACCGGACCCCCCAGCTACCCCGTTGATCTCAGTGGTAACGGTGGTGGTGGGAAGCAGCAATACGCAGGAGGCTACTGATGCCACGCACGAATTTTGGTCCCGAAGTGAAATCTGCAATGCAAGGTGGTGGTGCGCCACGTCCACCGAAGTCACCGGGTGCGCAAGTTGCTGAGCAAGGCAGAGATAGCAGCGGTAACACAGGTTTGCCACCGCCGAATAAGCTGCCTGGACCTGGACGCGGCGGAATGCCTGGAATGGGTGGCGGTGGGCTGAAACCGCCAGGAGCAATGCCGTCGTCAGTAGCAGGAGCGTTGCCGGGTGGAATGTCTGCACCGGATGCGCATCATATAGCTGCGGCAGCAGGAATTGCGCATGCAATTCTAGGCAATAGAGGACTGCGCTGATGCCCCCTCCCAATGTGTCTGCCCAACCTAGCATGCCCGTTCCGCCTATTCCTCCAGCAACTCGTGGTGATGAGGACCCTCAGTCCCCGACCGTCATGCTTCAGGCGTATTTAAGAAGTCGCGGTATGCCATTGACTTCGCAGAATATGCAGCGTGTGCTGACCGAGAATGCTCGAGGCTCCTCTGACATTCCGGGCTTAGTGAACGATGTTCCTAGCACTGATCCGGGCACGGGTCAATCAGGAAATGTGGCTGGCAAGATCGAGAAGGCACCGACGAGAGGATTGCCAGTGCCTCCAATGCCGCCGCCCAATGCCACGAATACTGCGGACAATACACAACCGCAAAGTGGTAGTGGTGGAATGGACCTGTCGAACCTCGGTGCACTGATTGCAGCGGGAGGTGGTGCTGGTTTAGGTATGTGGGCTGGTAGTAGGGGACGTAATCCTGCGCCCGGCGATACTGTTCCACCGCCGGTTGATCCCGGTGCTGGTGTGCCTGCGGTGCGCCCTGATACCGATGTAGCGATGGGCAATAGGTTTGATGTATTGCCGCCAGAACAGCGCAGTCCGATGCAAATAGCTATGGATCGTGCTGTGCAGCCACAAATTGGTGGGCCTCAGCCGCAGTTGCAGATTGCAGGGCCGCAAGCACAGGCAGCACCTCCTGCACCGCAAGGTAATGATGCAATACCGCTGCCTAATCAGAGTGCTATACCGCTGCCTGACCAATCGCCGCTGCCACGTCCGCCGATGCCTGACAGAACTGTTCCGCAAGGAATGGTGCGCTATCCAGATGGCAGCATCGGCACGCCAGGAGGTGGTTTTGGCGGTGCACGGATTGGCAGAGTGACACCGAAACCGTATATTCCGAGGCTCATGCTCCGATAATGGCAAACTTAGCATCACAGAATGAGCCGTTGCGCCTTGCAGATGGCAGAGTTGTGTATCCAGGCGGTGATGTCGTGGATACGCATGCGCAGCAACGTGCAGAGCGAGAGGAGCAGCGCATCCTGCCTGTGAACGTGCGGCGTAAGGCAAGCGACCTGCCTGCGCCGCCACAGCAGATGAACACGATTGCAACTGTGCTTGCGTATGCAATGTATGGCCTGGATGATGAAGAGATCACGACCGTTACGCGCTTGGGCACGGCGATAATTGCACGCATTCGGGACAGCGATCCGTATAAGCAGATGCATGATGCAATTGTGCGCAGTGCATTGGATCAGGAGACGGATGCAGTTCGTGACATCATCACCAAGAATGCGAAACGTGCAGCGCTTACCGTGGTTGACAGCCTGGATGCAGGCAATCGTGGTGATCGCATGGCGGCTGCTCGCGATATTCTTGACCGCAGCGGTTTGCGTCCTACTGATGTTGTTGAGCATCGCCACCGTATGGATGGTGGTCTGGTCATTGAGATCGTAAAGCGTAATGACGATGCAGTGCCAACTATAGACATGGAGAATGAGTGATGTCATTCATTGCCTCGTATGCCAATCAAGTAACGATTGCTTCTGGCGGTGGGACCGTAACTGTTCCTGTGCCGCAACTGACTGATGTTGCAGGCAATGGTTTCAGTGGTAATGCATATTCGCACTATCAGGTTGGCGCTGGCCCACCGATTGCCATTCCTCCTGCTGTCAGTGCTGTTTCTGCGCTACAGGGTGCATCTGCACAGATACTATACTTCGGCAAGGTCGGAGAGACTTAGTGACGCGACGCTACAAGATCATTGAAGGCGGTATGCACGACCGATTTCACCAGTCGCGTGCGAAGGTGCAGTTCTGCGGTGGTGGGTTTGGCAATGGCAAGACGGCAGCGGCATGTGTGAAGGCATTGCGCTTGGCGAAGGACTACCCTGGCTGCAATGGCTTGATAGCACGCTCAACGTATCCGAAGCTGAACGACACGATCAGGCGCGAGTTGCTGTTGTGGTGTCCGACGCATTGGATCAGAAGGATGCCATCCAGGGACGACAATACGCTCGTGCTGAAGAATGGCTCTACAATCAACTTTCGCTATGTGGCGCAGCGTGGAAGGGAGACGGAGGAGACGCGCAGCAACTTGCTGTCTGCGACGTATGACTGGATCATCGTCGATCAGTTGGAAGACCCTGAGTTCCTGCATAAGGATTTCATGGACCTGATGGGCCGTCTGCGTGGTGGCACTGAATATGTTGGTGATGATCCAACGATGCCACGCACTGGACCGAAGTGGTTCATTGCTACGCTCAATCCGACACGCAATTGGTGCTATCGCGAGATCGTCAAGCCGCTGCACGACTTCCAGCGCGGTGTCATCAACGATAAACTGCTGTGCGAGGTGGATGATGGGGGACGACCAATTCTCGTTGATGGAAGACCTCAACCACTTGTCGAACTATATGAAGGAAGCACGTTCGAGAACGTCGAAAACGTCGGACATGACTACATCCGTGGTATGCTTTCGACATACACTGGAAGTATGCGAGATCGCTTCGTGTATGGACGATGGGGTGCTCTATCAGGTCTTATATACCCGCAATTTGACGAGACACAGCACATACTGTCGCATGACACAGTGCTCTCGTATCTGCGCACGCTGCGGGTATCCGGTTTTCGTCCTACATGGATCGAGGGATACGACCACGGACTGTCGCGGCACAGTTGTTACGGGCTGTTTTTCACCGATGACGATGCGAATGTGTTTCTGCTCGATGGATACCGAGTTGCAGAGCTTACCATTGCTGATGCAGCGCGTCGTATGCATGAAATACGTGCGCAGTATAGCATTGACGCAGGTGAACTCAACATGGTGTATGCGGACCCTGACATCTTTCGTAGGAAGTCGGGCAGCAGTCGCACTGTTGGCGAAACGGTTGCATCGCTCTTTGATGAAGAAGGCATCAACATGCAGCGCGGCAACAATGACATCAGCAGTGGCATCGCCAAGAACTGGCAGTATCTGACGCCTGAGACACGGCATGAACATCCGATCACTGGCCAGATTGTAGCACCGCACTTCTACGTTTGTGACAACTGTCATTGGTTCGTTGATGAGATCACCGAGTATTACTTCCAGCGGGATGGTAGCGATGAGACAACTGATAGACCAGTTGATCGCAACGATCACGCGATGGACATGTGGAAGTATGCAATGAGTAATAGGCCGAAGCTGGCCAAGTTCGTTGGCTTGCCAGATCAGCCGCCTGCATGGATGGCTTGGCATGAAGTCGAACGGCAACAGCGCGTCGATGTGAAAGCGAGATACAAGTAATGGAACTCATCCTGATTGTGTTACTCATCGTCCTGTTGTTGGGTGGTGGTGGGTATTACTGGTATGGTGGTCCTGCGCCTGCTGGTCCTGGGTTCAATCCCCTCAGTATTATTCTGTTGGTCGTGATCCTGTTGTTGGTCTTTGGCCTACTTGGTCCACGCTTCGGTTGGTATAGGTGGTAGTATGAGTGATAGACCCGGCGATATGGGCCAGAGCGACGATCAGTTGAACTTAGACAACACGGCTGATCCGCTTGAGGATGCACTTGGTAAGGCTGATGTTGGCATCGATGCGCCGCCTGAGCCTGCGGTCTATAAGGCACTGCCCGGCAGTCGCATTCCAGTAAGCAGCAAGCGAGGTGGCGTGTGGAAGTCACGTCGCGATGTGGCAATCAAATCGATGCAGGATTTGATTGATGCGTGGGACGAAGCGATACGGTATTACAACCACGATCAGGCTGACCACCGCGATGGCATCAGCAGTGGATATCGCAATCGCTGGGGCAAGGTGAGCGGCAATCGGAACATTGCGCGCCGACTGAATGAGATGTTCAGCAGCACTGAGAACATCGTGTTCTCGAATGTGAGTGCACAGGTGCCGGTGCTGTATGCCAAGAACCCAATCGTGTCGTGCTCGCTTGAACCGAGCGCCAATCCGACTGATGAGGACACAGGCGATCAGTTCGCGCATGCGGTTGAGAAATTCATCAACAACCTGTTCAGCATGAAGTATCCGCCCGGTGTGAACCTGAAGCAGAAGGCTAAGCGCAATGTGCTGATGTGCCTGCTGACGAATATGGCTTGGTTCGAGGTTGGGTATACGCAGAAGGATAAGAGCAGCGAGGCAGCGTTGCAGGACTTGGCTGCACTGTCGCAGCAGTTGGAGCAGGCTGACGATCAGGAGGATATAAGGGAGATCGAAGGCAAGCTGACTGCGTTGGACGAGAAAGTCGAGTTCTTGCAGCCGAGCGGTCCATATGTGCGCATCAGGTATCCACATCAGGTGTTGCGTGATCCCAATGGCAGTGATCCCAACCTGAGTGATTGCAATTGGGTGTTGATTGAGGACATGTTGCCTACGCAGTATATCAACGCAATCTTTGCAATCGAGCAGCCAGACAGTGAAGAAGCGGTCAGCATATATGAGCCGACGCACATACTCAATAATGGCGAGAATACAAATGACCCGGATGCTGAGTATTCGCTGTTTCAGAAGACGGATAACAACTATAACGCATACGGCTTCGAGACCAAGGAGGCATTCGACAAAGCGTGCATGACCAAGGTGTGGTATGTGTGGGACAAAGTGACGCGGCGACTGGAGATGTATGCAGACAACGATTGGAAGTGGCCCATTTGGGTATGGGACGATCCGTATCAGTTGCAGGGCTTCTTTCCGCTGACGCCGCTGTGGTTCCATGATAATCCGATTGCGTTGTATGCGAAGGGTGAGGTCAGCTACTACTTGGATCAGCAGGACCAGATCAATGAGATCAACGACGAGAAGCGCCGTGCGTTGTATTGGGCACGCCGCAATATCTTCTACAATAAGAACAGCGGCCTTACGCAAGAGACAGTGGATAAGATCCTCAAAGGACCGGACGCAACCGCCACGCCGCTTGATGTTCCTGATGGTGTTGATCCGACCAAGATGATCTTCTCGCTTACGCCACCGAGCATGAACTTCGCACAGTTGTTCGACAAGAAGGACCTCTACGAGAGCGTAGACAGGATCGCTGCCACGAGTGAAGCAGAGCGTGGTGGTGAGTTCAAGACGAACACGACGAACAAGGCGATTGATTACTACAGCACAATGGGCAACATGCGTATGGACATGCGCCTGGATGCCATTGAGGACGCAATTGGCGATGTCGGCTGGAAGCTGACGCAATTGTGCATGCGGTTCATGGATGCGCAGACAGCAAGCGACATATGCGGCATCGATGTCTCGCCGTTCTGGCGTCCACTTGATAACTTGCGTGATTACGCACGCATGTCGTTGCAGGTTGTCGGTGGCAGCACGCAGAAGCTGACCACGCAGCAGAAGAAGCAGGAGTCAGTGCAGATCGCACAGGTGTTGTCGCAGTATGTGCGTGCAGCGCCTGCGACTGCGCTAAAGGTGTCGTTGAACATGATGAGCAAAGCGTTCGACGACTTCATGATAAGCAAAGAGGATTGGGACAACATCGCTGCTGAAGTGCAGCAGATGGCACAGTCACAGCAAGGTGGTGCGCCCGGTGGTGCTCCTTCACCACAACAAGCCGGTGCACAGCCGGGTGGGGCTTCAGGAGCCTCACCGCAGGCAGGTGGTGGTGGTGGTATGCCTGTTGTAGCGATGCTCGTGCAGGCGATGCAACAACTACCACCACCTGTTCTGCAAGCAATTGGTCAAGCGTTGGCACAAGGTATTCCACCTGCTCAGGTGTTCCAGCAATTGCTTAGTCAGCAAGGCGGTAGCACAGGACAACAACCCGGTGGTCCGCAGATGGGACCAGCGCAGCAAGGAGCGCCAAGATGAGTGGCACAGAGAGTGAAATCCTCAAGAACGTTCCGGACCTTGGCGGTGAAGATGACGTTGGAGGCGATACAGGTAGCGACGT